TACAGGGCCGCTATCGTTCATAAGTGTCTGTTCATTTTCATCAACATCATACAGACGCATTTTGGCTCTATCCATACCCAGAACAAATCGTTTGTACTGTGTTGGATCGTTGTACCTATTTTTCAGTTGCTTGATCATAACTTGATTGGATGCTTCTAGTTCCTCGGTGCTTATAAGAGCGATCATAAAATCGGCTGTAGCGGGCAGTCCGAAGCTTTCCGATGTGTCTTCAAGACCAGGATCACTATTACTGAAGCCTGACCTAGTTGTCTGTGTAGCAGATACAATAGGGATATTCTTTTCTACAGCTAAGCCACGCAATTCTTCCGCTATCGCTTTTATGTATGTATAACTATTAATTGCCGCACCCATTTTCATTCTGGACGATGCACATATATTCAGATAGTCTACATATACGATATCTGGAGAGAATGACTTTTTAAGTTTCAATTCATTAATCAAATGTCTAAAATGTCCCGTACCAGCTACCGCAGTAGGATATTCTTTAATGATTAATCTACCACTCGTTGTACGGTTCAGTTTATCAATCTTCTTTGCATACATTGATTTAGGCAGATCAACTAATTCATCTAACGGAACGTTTAACAGATTAGCATCAATTCTTTCTGCTATCTTTTCTTCAGCCATCTCTAATGTTATATACAGAACATTCTTTCCGTCCATAAGATTAGCGGCTGCCATATGACACATTACGAGCGACTTGCCGACACCAGTACCAGCTAATATTATATTGAGAGATTTCTTAGGGACACCGCCACTCGTAATACGATTCATATAATCTAAATCAAAGGGAAGTCTTTCTTCTACTCGGTGATAAAAATCAAAGCGGTCGTCTGAATCAATAATAAAATCATGACCAATATTGGGATCAAATGATATCGATAATGCTTCCGTAAGAAGTTCGGGTATTTTGCCTTTTTCATTTTTTTCTTTGCCGTCGATTATTGAGATAGAACTCATTATAGCAAGGTATAATGCTTTCTCCTGACAAAACTTCTCAGTAGTTTCGATCAGCCATTCTTTGTTCTCTTCATCTTCTATAACCAAGTCTGAAATGACTGACTTGCATTTAGAAAATTCATCATCAGAAATAGAATCTTCTTTATCTATTTCGATAGTTAAAGCTTCTCTTGTCGGGAGATTGTTATACTTATTAACAAACTTATCTATAGACTGGTAGACAATTCTTTCAGAACGGTCTTGAAAGTATTCTCCTTTTAGATAAGGTAAAGTTCTTCTAGTAAAACTTTCATCATCCAGTAGATGCTTCAGTATCAATGTTTCTGTCTTCACGGGCAGTTACCTCTCCATTCTCTTTATGATCACCATAAGTATATTCAACATCGGCCGCCATTTCTAATTGCTTCATAATGTCTTCAGTAAAATACTTCTCAGGATTTTCGTTGATAGCTTTACCGAAAACTTTTGTGCCATCAGGTAACTCGTACCTGGTTGAAACTTTTTTGATTATATCATATTTCTCAGCTAAGTCAAGTAGTCCGTAGTATCTATCTAAACCTTTGTCGTAAGATAGCTTTACTTCGACTTGTTTGTTCTCTTTTGTAAAGCGACTTTTATGCATAGTAATACGTATGATATTGCCGACAACATCTTTACCGTCCTTATCTTTTTTCTTTGTTAGATAACATATGGATGAAGAAGCGTATTTAAGTCCAGCCCCGCCAGACATTTCTTTAGTAGGCACATAAGCACCAACTACATCATAGGTGTGATTAGTAACGAGCAATGGAACATTAGCCTTTGCAAGCTTCAGTGCAAGTACACGAAACGTACCACGCAACAGTTGTGCTTTGGTCATGTCTCGCTTATCGTTGCCTTCAGATACATCTGCTAATTCTTTAAGAGAGGATAGCATACCCATACTATCAAGAACCATCATCATAGGGGGTGTCTCTGTTTTAACTCTTGACATTCTATTTTCAAGACTGTCTATGTACTTGTCTAACATCTGCACAGCGGATGTGCGAAATGTCTCTATACTATCAGGTTCAGATATAACAACGCGATCTATATCAATACCACGCGATTGCATCATGTCTTTAGTCACAGCCGCTTCAGTGTCAAAATAGATAACACCGCCTGTAGGATTATCTGCTAAAAATCTATTCATCACACCGAGAACAAAAAATGTTTTCCCGGTTGCGCTCTCTCCAGCAAATGTCGTAATTTTAGAATTTGGCACGCCACCATATATACTTCCGGAGAGAGCCGCGTTTAATATATAAGAACCAGTATCAATTGTGCCTGTAAATTCAGAAGCGTGGTTGCCGTCTGAAGCTACGTTTGTATTGTCAACACCAGCAATAACATTATGTAAAAAGTTTGCCATGATTATCCTTTATATACAGCGTCAATTTTATCTCTGAACTCTTCGATTTTCTCTAAGCGTTTCGGCCAGAAAATATATTCTTTCTCTGGATTACTCGCCAGATTGTTTAGCAAAGGTTGAAACATATTATACAGAGAATTTATCTTATTGTCAAGCTTTTCTTTTTCTGAAGATGCAAGAGTTACTTTACGTTCTACTTTTTCTTTCTCTGCTTGTATCTCAGTTACGACGGCAAGTTCCTCTTCATCAACAACTGTAAAACCAAAATCGAAATCTGTGTTTTCTACTGCCATAAGTCCTCCAACGTGTTTGTTTTTTCTGTCTTCCATCCAACGGAGTCAAGTATAAGCCGGATCGGTTCGATGAAAGTTTTTTCAAATTGCGTATCATAATCTACGTACTTTTCAAGACCAAATTCTTGAGGCAAAACATTGATGATTGATATGACATTGTTACGAACGGGATTAGGCAATTTGAGATAACAGAATTTTATCTTCTCTCCGTTCTTGATCAATTCATACTTTCTATTTAGTTTCTTTTCTTCTATCAAACCATTATATATTATACTTCCTCGCACATGTATGGGAACGCCAACTGTCTTACCTGTTTTGCTTACTGGAGGTTCTATTGAAGATATGCTTCTCGGAAACGCGACTTCTTCAAACGGCTGTCGGGAAAACTCTTCTTGAAAATCTTTGATGAATTTCTGCACCGACTGTTCGTCTTCATTCATAATGAGATACAGTGCTTCTTTAATCTTGTCTCGACATATCTGCGGAGTGCTTGACTTGACTGCCTCAATGCCCATCATCTTTAGCTTAGGTTCTGTGTAGCGCACACCTTCGCTATCATGGACGTTTAGTATGTAACGTTTCTTAGCTGTCCATATTCCCTTGTCTGCAATCACCTCCCTAGCCATAATCATCTTTTGATCATAGGCGTTCATAATCTCAGCAAGTTCTTTATAACTTTTATCAATAAACGGTTCGATTGCCTCTTTAGCAACCTTGTCAAGAAAAGCCACCACTCGTTCAGTTGATAATGGGGGTGAAGCGCAATGCGCTCCTCTCTTTTTATAGCTTGTAGCAACAAGCTTGTCAAAACCAATATATAGCGAATCCGTATCGCTTGCAAGGACATAATCTTCTTCTTCCGTTTGTAATAGTTGGTTGAGATATTCGTTTACACGTTTCTCTATCCATTTAATAGAGAGTTGACCAGACATCGTGATAGCTTCTGCTTGTCTGACATCAAAGAATCGAAACCACTTGTTACCTAACGCACCGTAAGCTGAGTTTAATTGAACCTTCTTGGCTAGCTGTAGATTATGATACTTGCTTATATCATTAGCATCTTTCTGTGATTTAGATTTCTCATAATCTATTGACGCCTCAATCATTTTCTGTTTATAGATAACACGGTCATCATACATCTTCTGCATCATCTCAGGAAGAAACCCTTGCTTGTCTTTGCGAAAGTGATAACCAGTCGCGGCAAGAACGTTGACTTTAGGGGTCTCTATATTACGATTAATGATATCGTCTATATCTATCTTGGCTTGCTCATTTATAAATGTCTCAGGCGATATGTTGTACTGCATAATCAAATGCGGATACAGACTGTTCAAGTCAAAACTCATTACCCACTTGTGCATACCGACTTTGGGGTCTTTGACATATGCGCCGACGTAAGTTGACTTCTTCTCATGATTCGTTTTGGGAGGAATGACAATCTTCTTATCCAAAAGGTAGTTGTGTATCAACACGTCCCACATACGAACCTGTGTAAATGTGTCAGTATAGTTCACTTTTGCGTCATAAGCAATAGCAATTACCAAGTCTATCAATTTCATTTTGTCGTCAATGCGCTCAACTAGGTCAACATCTCTGATGTTATATTCAATAAACTTGGGATAATCTAATTTATAAAGTTGATGTAGCGTGGAAAACTCAGAATAATCTAACTTCTTCTCACCTATCTCGACATTAGCTATGTGATCAAGCCGATACGATTCTTGATTTGTATATGTGAACTTCTTGTAAAGTTCTAGATAGTCAAGTATGCTGATGCCAGCAAGTTCAAAACAAACCTGCTGTTTGTTAAGTATCGTCGCAATTCTTTCTGCCACAAAACCTAATGGCGACAACTTGTTTGCTAACTTTTCATCGTACACATTACATATACGATTGTACAGATAGGGTATGTCAAAGAACTGAACGTTCCATCCAGTTACAATGTCAGGGTCAAGATGGCGCCACAACTCTACAAATTTCATAATAAGTTTGTCTTCAGTCTTACAGTTGAGATATTTTACTGAAGAATATGTAGTTGTAAATTCGCCAACACCAAGCACATATGATATGCCATTCATCTTTACAGTGATGGCTGTGATAGGCTGATTAGCTTGTTCTGGATAAGGGAAGCCATCTTCAGACGCAACTTCAATATCTATATTAGCTACACGAATATGCTCTCTATCATAATCGTTATCGTAGTTCTCATTCAAACAAGTATAGGCATAAAGATTAGAACCATAGATTGTATAGTTTGCTGTGTCTTTATATCTCTCTGTGAAATTACGACTATCGCGTATCGTGCCTGGATGAAAAGGCTTTACGTGACCACCCGTTAGCGTCCGATACTCTGATGAATCTTTGGTTGGAATATAAAGCGTTGGCTCATAATTTATTTTGTCAGTGAAACGTCGGCCATCATCATGCCCACGAATGTACACCGTGTTGCCCCGCCGATATGCGTTTGTATAAAATTTCATTCGTTCACTATATCACAACTTTTAGATTCAGTCAACCTCTTTATTGACTCGATCAGGACCAACTGCTTTCCAATCCGAAGATGGTTCTTTAGGCTTGGCATACTTCTCGGGAAGTTTGCCCCAACCAACAAGTCTCGACCATTCGCTTTCTGTGTACCACCAGCGACCGTCGCTCATATAATGAATCCCTGTTTGTAAACTGTTCGACCATCTTCTTTTAAAGCTGTGAGAGTAGACTTGCGGTTTTCGCCGTCTGCTTTATAAGAAACGTGTACCCAACCGCTTTTAGGATCTCCAGGAGTATAAAACTCTAATATGACTTGATCAAAATCTAGATTATCATAAATCCATTGTGCTAAGTCAGCATTAGAAGTTCCAGGACATTCAATGTCTACTGCTTGTCCTTTACAGTGTTGACTCCGACCAGTACCTCCAACAGCTTCGTTTAAAGCTGGAGAACGATAACCAGAGTTAATAACAGTAACGCCAATAGCATCGCGTATTGGTTGTAAAACATTTTGAACTAGCGCCTCCAATGCCGATAGATGCTCTCCATCTGGGGTATTATCAATACCCTGTCGTAAAGCTGTTTGTGATTTAGTCAATTCGTCTAGTGTAAAGTTTTCTGATAATTGCATTTTCTATCCATTAGTTTTAATTGAGGCTGCATATTTGGAAAGCATTTGGAGTTTACCATCTGCTTCACTTAACTTACCAAGAAGTGTGTCTAGTGAACTAGATATTTCTGGATGATCAGCTACCCCTGCGGGTGACTTTAAATAAATCTGAATATTAGCGAGTAAAACATTCACATCTGCTTGGTATTTTTGGCGTAAGGCTTCTATCATCGACTTCATAATACCTCCATAAAATAGTAAGGGAGGGATTTCTCCCTCCCCATATTTAGTTACTTCCTATTAGAGATTTTAACCAAGCGAGGTTTCTTCTCTTCAGGAACAACTCTTTCAAGTTCAATTGAAAGCATACCATTAGACATGGATGCTCCATTCACAACGATATCATCCGCAACAGTAAATTTGCGAGTGAATTT